TATTGTCCATTAAAGCGTCGTTACCTGTAGGAAAATGGAATGCACAGTGGCAACAAACGCCAACTACGTCCGAATCGGCCATAGTTAAGAGAGAATGGTGGCAATCTTGGGAAAAAGAGGCTATTCCTCCTATCAAATACATCATTCAGTCGTATGATACGGCGTTTTCCAAGAAAGAATCAGCGGATTACAGCGCGATTACGACTTGGGGAGTGTTTGAACCAGAAGAAGGTGGGGTAGATAACTTAATTCTTATGGATGCACGGCGAGGTCGTTGGAATTTCCCAGAATTAAAAGAGATTGCTTATGATGAGCACGAGTATTGGGAGCCTGACATGGTGATTGTGGAGGCAAAAGCGACGGGTACACCCCTAATTGACGAGCTACGTTTACGTGGAATACCTGCTTTGGGCTTCTCTCCAGGCAAAGGAAAAGATAAAATAACTAGAATGCACATGGTTGCGCCATTGTTTGAAGCGGGTGTAGTATGGGCACCAAGTGATAAAAAGTTTGCAGATGAGGTAATTGAAGAGGTAGTGTCATTTCCTAATGGCGATCATGATGACTTTTGTGATAGCATGACACTAGCATTAATGCGTTTTCGTCAGGGTGGGTTTATTTCCTTACACGGCGAGAACGAAGAAATTGACGAGTATCGTCCTAGACGGGAGTATTACTAATGGCATTGCCACCACTTGTAGATTCAGGGATTAGACCCGAAGACATGGCAGCAGACGCAACGTCTGTTGATGTATCTGTGCCACAGCCCCAAGACTTTACTGGTGGGGCGGAAGTTATAAACGATGGACAGGGCGGAGCAATAGTGCAAAGCTTGGCAGATATAATAGCAGCAGAGGAAGCTGCTATACCTGAACCCAATCACACAGACAATTTAGCGGAGTTTTTAGATGAAGCGTATCTTGGAGAAATCTCGTCGGATCTTAGGGGCTCCTATGAGGATGATATGGAGTCTCGTTCTGAGTGGGAAGAGACTTATACAAAAGGTTTGGATCAGCTTGGTGTCAAGTATGAAGAGCGTAGTCAGCCGTTTGAAGGGGCTTCTGGGGTCACGCACCCGTTAATTTCAGAAAGCGTAACTCAGTTTCAGGCGCAGGCATACAAAGAGATGTTACCTGCGGGTGGTCCTGTTCAGACACAGGTTCTTGGTTTGCAGGATGCAGCCCGTGAGGAGCAGGCTTCTCGTGTGAAAGACTTTATGAACTACCAGATTACAGAGGTCATGGAAGAGTTTGACCCTGATATGGATCAGTTGTTGTTTTATTTACCGTTGTCTGGTTCTTGTTTTAAGAAGGTTTATTTCGACGAAGCAAAACAAAGACCTGTTTCTAAGTTTGTTCCTGCACAGGATTTAGTGGTATCTTACGCAGCTTCTGATCTACAGACGGCTGCACGGGTTACACATGTTCTGCGTATAGATGCGAATGAAGTTCGTAAAATGCAGATTGCAGGATTCTACAGGGATGTAGAGTTAAGTAAGAATGACGATGAAGAAAACGAAGTACGACAGAAGATCGATGAGATACAAGGCACTTCTCGTGGATATACAGATGATGTGTTCACGATACTGGAGATGCATGTGGATTTAGACCTTGAAGGGTTTGAGGACATAGCTCCAGATGGAGAACCCACAGGTATAGCTCTGCCATACATTGTTACGATAGACGAGGGATCAGGGAAGGTTCTTGCGGTTCGACGTAACTTTGAGGAGGGTGCCGATCTAGCAAGGAAGCAACAATATTTTGTTCACTACAAGTTTATGCCAGGTCTGGGCTTTTATGGCTTTGGTCTGATTCACATGATTGGTGGTCTTGGTCGTGCGGCAACGAGTATCCTTCGACAGTTAATCGATGCGGGTACACTTGCTAACCTCCCGGCAGGATTCAAGGCCAGAGGCGTGAGGGTTCGTAATGATGACGAGCCTTTACAGCCGGGTGAGTGGCGGGACATAGATGCACCTGGGGGCAACATAAGGGACGCACTTATACCGCTTCCGTACAAGGAACCTTCGGGTACACTCGCACAGCTTCTAGGATCCCTCATAGATAACGGAAGACGATTTGTGTCACTGGCAGACCAACAAACGTCAAACATGAATCAGGAGGCTCCTGTGGGCACTACAGTGGCCCTGTTGGAACGTGGCATGAAAGTTATGTCTGCTATCCACAAGCGTCTCCACTACGCTCAGAAGAACGAGTTCCGTATACTAGCTAGAATCTTTAGAGATAATCTACCACAGGAATATCCGTATGATGTGGCAGGAGGGGACCGTAAAGTTATGGCCTCTGACTTTGATGGTCGTGTAGATGTGGTTCCTGTTAGTGATCCTAATATTTTTTCTATGGCACAAAGGGTAACATTGGCACAGACGCAGCTACAGCTTGCTCAGTCTAATCCACAAGTACACAACCTACATGCAGCGTTTCGTCGTATGTATCAGGCTCTCGAGGTTCAAAACATTGACGAGATATTACCTCCACCACCACAGCCACAGCCATTAGACCCTCTTATTGAGAATGCTCGTGCCTTGACTGGGGAGTTACTGATGGCCTTTGACGGTCAGGATCATGACGCTCATATCGAACTTCATGTTATGTTTATGAAGACTCCTATTGTTATGACATCTCCACAAGTTATGGGTATATTGATGGGACATATTCAAGAACACATATCTAAGAAAGCTCGTGAGATGGTTGTAACGGAGATCCAAGGACTTATCTCTCAGGTCCAACTTATGGCTCAGTCTGGTGCACTTGAGCCACAGGCTGCACAACAACAGATCATGGAAGTTCAGCAACAGATGCAGAATCCAGAGGAGCTAGAGAAAGCAGTGGCTCTACAGGAGATGCAGTTGATGAACGAGCTTATGCCGAAGATTACGCCACAAGGAGAGGATCCAATGAAAGATCCACTTGTACAGATCAGAATGCAGGAACTTGGTGTAAAACAACAAGATATGCAGCGTAAGGCTTTGGATGATGCAGCGCAAATCGATCTAGAGATGCAGAAGATGCAACAACGAGCTACCACTGATGCGGCTAGGATTGAAAGCATAGAAGATATAGCGGATCAGAGAAACGACACTAATCGTGAACGTATTGAAGTTCAGCGTCAAAAGATGCAACGAGGTGGCTGATGGACCCCGTCAGTTGTGTCATGATGGCGACAGGGGCGTTTAAAGGGCTGAAATCCGCTATCGCCGCAGGAAAAGATCTTCAAGACATGACGGGTCAACTGTCTAATTGGGGTAAAGCTTTTTCTGATTTTACGAACATTGAAGAACGTGAGAAGAATCCTCCGTTTTGGAAAAAGACGTTTAAGGGCTCTGACGAAGAGACGGCTCTAGAAATCTTTGCTAATAAGAAAAAAATGGAACAGATGAGGGCAGAGATCAAAGATCATATCTCTTGGAATTACGGGCCGAGTGCTTGGAAAGAAGTCCTACAGATAGAGGCCCAGATGCGTAAGCAAAGAAAAGATGAACTTTATCGTAAGCAGGAGCAAGTCGATGCAGCTATTAACTTTGCCATTGGTGCTTTTATCTTTGTGATAAGCGGTGGGTTATTATTTGTTGCTTTTTACTTTCTAGGAAAATGGCAGGGTAGGTGGTAAATGTGGGTTTTGCTTTGGGTACAGTTATCGGCAAGTGCGTTTGAACATTATCATATAGGCAGTTACACCAAGCAAGAGGTGTGTGAGATTGCTAGAGAAGAAGCTAAAGTCCTTGTGACGAGCGATAAATCAAAAGTTGTGTGCATTAAAATAGAACTGTGATTGTAGTTGAGCGGCGCGGAAAATACATAATATATGACAAATCGGGTAAAGTTGTTATAATCACACGGGAAAAAAGAATAGCAATTGCGTATGCGAGGTCAAAGAAATGACAGAGTTTGATAAGGCAGATTTGAATAATAACGGTGTTATAGAAAAAGCCGAGTGGAATAAAATTGCTCTGGAGGATAGACGACTTGAGATGATTGACCGGGATCTCAAGCGTAACGCAGAGCGACGTTTTACAGGTTTCGCTTTGATGGGAATGTTGATCTACCCGTTCATCATCTTGCTTGCTTCAGTACTTGGATTTGACAAAGCGGCAAGTTTAATAACAGATATAGCAAGTGTATATGTCATAGCAGCTTCTGGAGTGGTCGCAGCTTTTATGGGATTTAATGCTTACAGTGCAAAGGCTGAGAGCAAGAAAACCAGTATACAGATGGAGGAAAACTAATGCTACAATCGATCATTGGACCGATAGCAGGTTTGGCAGGAAGTTGGCTTGATGCTAAAACGCAGGCTCAGACGGCGAATGCTAAACTAAAACTTACTGAGGCCGAAGCTAAAGCTAAGATAATGCTGAGTAAAGAAACAAGTGTTGCCGATTGGGAACGCATCATGGCTCAAGGTTCTCAGTCAAGTTGGAAAGACGAGTGGTTCGTCATCGTTCTGTCTATCCCGCTTGTTTTGGCGTTTATTCCAGGCACTGAGGGTTGGGTAGATAGTGGTTTTCAACAACTCTCCAAAGCGCCGGATTGGTATTTTTATAGTTTGGGTATAGCAATCTCTGCATCGTTTGGTGTTAGAGGCGTACAGAAATTCTTTAAGAGGTAACAATGGGTGATTTAAAGATACCAGTAGCTTTGGTTTTTGCCATGGCGGTGCAATTAGTTGGTTTGGTGTGGTATATTAGCAACATCGTTCACGACATAGAACATCTTCAAGGCCAAGTGTCCGCGCAGCAAGATATTATTAATTTGTTGAATGATGATGTAAATGATCTGTGGGTATTCTGTACCTTTACAGAAAATAAATGGGCAGAAGCCTA